ATGCAAAGAAAGAAGGAGGTACAGGCCAATGGACTAGAGAAGAAAAGGAGATCCATTCTATGTCCAAAATGCGGACACAGGCTATTGGATGCATCTGTAAATACAAAAGTACAGTTGGTTACCCCGACAAAGAACTGTAATCCCGATTTCGTGATAAAGTGCAAGCATTGCAGTTCAGAAATCGGGGTAATTAAAACTGAATAGAGGAAATCTGATTCGCTCCAAATGTTTACGCAGGGAGCTGACCGAGGCGCTACGGTAATACGGCAAGTCTCATAAGGAATGTATATGGGATAGGGAAACGGATAGCTAAATCGGGACAAGGATCATTCGTTTGTTTGAGCATGATGCACGAGGGGGAGATTTCATTCCCTAGTTATCGGTTAAACCCTCACGATACCATCTGAAAGATGATGGAGACGACATTGAGCCTGGCAAGCGGCACTTTTGTGCTGCTTGTCAGGCTCTTTTTTTATTTTAGCGGCTAAGGTGCCGTCTGCCGGGCTCCGAAAGGAGAACGGCAAAATGAAAATCAATTACACGTTTGCAAACGGAGAGACCTCAGATGTAGAGGTCAATGAGGAAATCGGAAACCTGATCCTGGACTCCAGACGGGAAGAAAGCAACCAGGACCGGAAGGAGCGGTACCACTGCTATTCCCTGGATGCGGCAGTGTACGAGGGCAGGGATTACGCAGACGGCGAGACCCCGGAGTCAGCCCTGTTCCTGCAGCTGGAAAACCAGCGGATCAAAGAGGCTTTTGGACGTCTCTCGGAGGTGCAGCGGCGCAGGCTTCTGATGGCGGCTGAGGGACTGTTCCTCCGGGAGATCGCCCGCCGGGAGGGTAAGGACATCAAGACCATTCGGGAATCCATCGAAGGGGCCAGAAGAAAGTTTTTGAAATTTTTCTGAGACCTCCCCCCTCAAACCGTGCTTCAAATCTCCGTATGTTGAAGGACATCCCGATACCGTCCTTCAGAAAGCAGAGGTGATGAGATGAAACACACATTACAGATCCGTGTTTCAAAAAAGCCTGTGAACAGCGGCGCGGTCAGTGTGCGGAATGTCTCTGTGCGGGAGCGGTTCATGCGTTTTCTCCTTGGGGACAAGGTCAAACTGACGGTTATTGTTCCAGGCAGTTCCGTAGAGAAACTTTCCATCCGGGAGGTTGCGGAAGGAGGGCTGGCGCATGAGTAAGATGAAACTTCTTCTGGATGTGGTATCCGATCTCCGCTCCCTGGCAGACAGCCTGCAGGCAGTGGCTGACGCTGTAGCACAGGGCGGGCAGGAACAGATGGATCAAACCACGGAGGAAAAGCCGGTTCAGAAACCGGAAAAGAGAACTACCGCAAAGAAAGAGGAGCCGCCAACAGAGAAGGCAGGGCAGCAGTCAAAGCCGCTGACATTAGAACAGGTGCGGGCGGCTCTGGCAGAGAAGTCCCGTGCCGGTCATACGGCAGAGGTAAAGGCGCTCCTGATCAAGCACGGTGCGGATAAGCTGTCGGACATTGACCCGGCAGAGTACCCGGCGCTCCTTGCGGAAGCGGAGGTGTTGTGATGGGAAAACATGCGTTATTGTCTGCATCTTCCAGCCACCGGTGGCTGAACTGCCCGCCCTCCGCAAGGCTTTGTGAGAAGTATGAAGATACGGGCAGCGAATATGCCCAGGAAGGGACGGACGCCCACAGCCTGTGCGAATACAAGCTAAAACGGGCGCTTGGCATGGATGCTGCTGACCCAACAGAAAACCTTTCCTTCTACAACGAGGAAATGGAGCAGTGTGCCTTGGACTATGCGGCCTATGTGCTGGAACTGGTGGAGGACGCAAAGAAAACCTGTAAAGATCCGGTGGTGCTGATCGAGCAGCGTCTGGACTTTTCACGTTTCGTCAAAGACGGCTTTGGAACCGGCGACTGCGTCATCATCGCAGACGGGATTCTGGATATCGTGGATTATAAGCACGGAAAAGGTGTGGAGGTGTCCGCCGTAGAAAATCCCCAGATGATGCTGTATGCCCTGGGCGCTCTGGAACTGTTTGACGGTATCCATGATATTGATACTGTCCGCATGACCATCTTCCAGCCACGCCGGGATAACGTGAGTGTCTGCATCATGGCAAAAGATGATCTTTTGCAGTGGGCCTATAACGAGCTGACCTATAAAGCGAAGCTGGCCTATGAGGGTCGTGGGGAGTTTGCCTGCGGGGACTGGTGCCGATTCTGCAAAGCAAAGGCGGCCTGCCGGAAGCGGGCAGAGTACAACCTGGAACTGGCAAAATACGATTTTGAGATGCCTGACACATTGGAAGATGCAGAGATTGCCGCCATCCTGGACAAGGTAGATGAACTGACTGCTTGGGCAGCGGATGTGAAGGAATACGCGCTCCGGCAGGCACTCAGTGGGACGGAGTATCCCGGCTATAAAGTGGTGGAGGGACGTTCCAACCGCCGATACATCAGCGAGGATGCAGTGGCCGATGCCGTTTCCCAGGCAGGATATGATCCCTATGCCAAAAAGGTGCTGGGCCTTACGGAGATGCAGAGGCTCTTAGGTAAAAAGAAGTTTGACGAGCTGCTGGGCGGTCTGATCGAAAAGCCCCAGGGCAAGCCTGTCCTTGTGCCATTGTCCGATAAGCGGCAGCCTATGAATACGGCACAGAATGATTTTAAAGATTGAGGAGGAAATCAGAATGTCAAATAAAGTCAATAACCCGATGAAATTGATCACTGGCCCGAATACCCGCTGGTCCTATGCCAACGTGTGGGAACCAAAGGCTATCAACGGCGGCACTCCAAAATACAGTGTCAGCCTGATCATCCCCAAGTCGGATACGGTGACCATCAACAGGATCAAAGCCGCTATCGAAGCTGCTTACAAAGAGGGAGAAGCTAAGCTGAAAGGAAACGGCAGGAGTGTCCCGGCGCTTTCTGTTTTAAAAACTCCGCTTCGTGACGGGGATGTGGAACGCCCGGATGATGAAGCCTACGCAAACGCCTATTTCGTCAATGCTAATAGCACCACGGCTCCGGGAATCGTGGATGCAGACCGGCAGCCGATCCTGGAACGAAGCGAAGTTTACAGCGGTGTGTACGGCAGGGCGAGTATCAACTTCTATGCCTTCAATTCCAATGGAAATAAAGGAATCGCCTGTGGGCTGAATAACCTGCAAAAGATCCGGGACGGAGAACCGTTAGGCGGAAAGTCCCGTCCGGAGGATGATTTTGCAGAGGAGGATGAAGATTTCCTCTCCTGACAGAAAGATAGCCTTACGACAGGGCGGCGGGGATCTTTCCTGCCGCCCATAAGGTAGTTGAAGGGAGATGATAAAAATGAGGACATTGTCCATCGATATTGAAACGTACTCGGATGTGGATTTGTCTAAGTGCGGTGTATATAAATATGCTTCCTCCCCTGCTTTTGAAGTCCTGCTGTTTGGTTATACCGCAGACGGCGGGGATGTGCGCGTGGTCGATCTTGCCTGCGGAGAACAGATCCCGGAAGAGGTAATTTCTGCATTGTCTGATACCTCTGTGACCAAGTGGGCGTTTAACGCCATGTTTGAGCGGGTGTGCCTGTCAAACTTCTTGGGGGAATGGCTGGAGCCGGAAGGCTGGCACTGCACAATGGTGTGGTCTGCCACACTGGGACTTCCCCTCTCTTTGGAAAGCGCGGGGGCAGCGTTGGGATTGGAGAAACAGAAGCTGACGGAAGGCAAAGACTTGATCCGGTATTTTTGTGTCCCCTGCAGACCGACCAAAGCAAACGGCGGCAGGACACGGAACCGGCCGGAGCATGACCCAGAGAAATGGGAACGGTTCAAGGCATATAACCTTCGGGATGTGGAGACGGAGATGCAGATACAAAAACGGCTCTCTAACTTTCCGGTGCCGGATGCCATTTGGGAGGAATACCACCTCGACCAGGAAATCAATGACCGGGGTATTGGAGTGGATATGGAACTGGTCCGGCAGGCCATTGCCATGGATGCCCGTTCCCGTGAACAGCTGACGGATGCTTTGCAGGAGTTGACGGGATTAGATAATCCGAACTCCGTACAGCAGATGAAACAGTGGCTGGCAGACCACGGGCTGGAAACGGATACTCTGGGCAAGAAAGTGGTAGCGGAACTGGTCAGGTCTGCACCGGAGCCGCTAAAGACGGTACTGTCCTTACGGCAGCAGCTTGCCAAGAGCAGCGTGAAGAAATACGCAGCGATGGAGAATGCGGTTTGCGCAGACGGACGGGCGCACGGAATGTTCCAGTTTTACGGAGCCAACCGGACAGGCAGGTTCTCCGGACGTCTCATTCAGCTTCAAAACCTACCCCAGAACCATATGTCGGATCTGGCGCAGGCACGGGCATTGATGCGTGGCGGTAATTATGAAGCCATTTCCATGCTTTATGAAGATATCCCGGATACTCTTTCCCAGCTTATCCGCACGGCATTTGTGCCGCAGGATGGCAGGAAGTTCATTGTAGCGGACTTCTCCGCTATTGAGGCCAGGGTGATCGCCTGGTTTGCCGGGGAGCGATGGCGGCTTAAGGTTTTTGAAGATGGCGATGACATTTACAGCGCCTCCGCAAGTCAGATGTTCCATGTGCCGGTAGAGAAGCATGGCGTCAACGGGCATCTCCGGCAGAAAGGGAAAATCGCAGAACTGGCCCTGGGTTATGGCGGCTCGGTGGGTGCATTGAAATCCATGGGTGCGCTGGAGATGGGACTTGCCGAGGAGGAACTGCAGCCCTTGGTGGATGCGTGGAGAACTTCCAACCCCATGATCACGCAGTTCTGGTGGGATGTGGACCGGGCAGTAAAGGAATGCGTCAAAAAGAGAGTTCCTATGGAGTCACATGGGCTCCATTTTGATTACCGGAGCGCCATGCTCTTCATCACCCTTCCTTCCGGCCGACGGCTTGCCTATGTGAAACCGAGGATCGGAGAGAACCAGTTTGGCCGGGAGTCGGTGACTTACATGGGCGTGAGCGGTGCGAAGAAATGGGAACGGCTGGAAAGCTATGGTCCCAAGTTTGTGGAGAACATTGTCCAGGGTACCGCCCGCGATATTCTCTGCTATGCCATGCGAACTTTGCGTAATTGCGCCATCGTGGCCCATGTGCATGATGAGATTATCATCGAGGCCGACCGGCGGATGTCGCTTTCTGCGGTGTGCGAACAGATGGGCAGGACGCCGTCCTGGGCGAAAGGGTTGAAGCTCCGGGCGGACGGATACGAATGCGAGTTTTATCAGAAGGATTAGAAGGAGGTGCAGCCTATGGGCCTCAACAAATATAACAGTGAGGGCTACTATGATCCTACGGTCTATGAAGCCCTTTCCAATATTGCGAAAGAGGAAAAAGCAGCAAGGCGTGTATACCGGCCGCTGGTCTATATATGCTCTCCCTACGCTGGTGATGTGGAACGGAATGTGAACATGGCAAGGGTCTACAGCCGTTTTGCGGTGCGGAATACCTGTATTCCCATTACCCCGCATCTGCTCTATCCGCAGTTCATGGATGCCGGCAGTCCGGCAGAGCGGGAACTTGCCCTGTTCATGGGGCTGGTGCTACTTACCAAGTGCGAGCAGGTATGGGTGTTCGGCAGCGTCGTATCATCGGGTATGCGGGCAGAGATTGCGAAAGCGGAAAAGAAGAACATACCGATGCGGTATTTTACAGAAGAATTGGAGGAGGTCAAAGGAGAATGCGAATGACTTTTTATACGGCGAACTGCCGGGGGAATGCGAAAAACAGCCTGTATCCCAATAAGCGTGTGGTGGATAACGAACAGGACTTTCTGGAAGTAATGGCCTTCGACCATGTGTGCGCGGAGTTTAAGAACTATCGGAGGAGCGGTGAAAACTTCCTCTCTGCTGATACAGAGGTCATGGATTGTGATAACGACCACTCTGATGATCCGGCAGACTGGATTCGTTCGGAAGATCTGTCAGAGCAGATTGGACATGAGGTGGCATTTGCTATAGTGCCGAGCCGCAACAATGGAAAGCCAAAGGATGGGAAAACCGCACGGCCCAGGTTCCATGTGTACTTCCCCCACGATCCGATCACTGACAGTGAGACCTGTGCGGCACTGAAACGGGCAATCCAGCAGAAATTTCCTTTTTTCGACTCCCATGCTTTGGATGCTGCCCGGTTCATCTTTGGCAACCCCACAGAGGAAATATTGTGGCATGAAGGCGAGATCACCATCGACTGTATTGTGAAGCCCCAGGAGAAAAGTATTCCCCAGGGGCAGCGCAATTCCACCCTGTCGCATTTTGCGGGGCGTGTAGTGAAACGGTATGGAGCAACCGAGAAAGCACATCAAATTTTTATGGAGGAGGCAGATAAGTGTAATCCGCCGCTCCCGGATGAGGAGCTTGCCTCCATCTGGCAGAGTGCCTGCCGGTTTGCCGGGAAAGTGCAGAGTCAGGAAGGATATGTGTCTCCGGAGGATTACAATGATGAGTTTTGCCGGGAGTCTTTAAAGCCTGCAGATTACTCAGATATTGGACAGGCCAAGGTACTGGCAAAAGAGTATGGGATGGAGCTGCGCTATACGGCGGCTACCGATTACATTCGTTTCTGCGGCGCATGTTGGGTAGAATCCAAACAGCAGGCGGTCGGTGCTGCGGAGGAATTTCTGGATCTGCAGCTTGCAGATGCAAAGGATGATGTTCGGTGGACAAGACAGGCACTTTTGGATGTAGGCGTTGCTGAGGATGATATCATGGCCGGCGGCAAGGCGCTGGAAAAGAAAATCAGCGGCGGTCAGACCAATGTCTACCTTGCTTACTTATCCGCATTGGCATATCAGGCGTTTGTGATGAAGCGGCGGGATATGAAATATGTGGTGTCTGCCCTGCAGGCGGCAAAGCCTATGCTGGAGATCAGCGTGTCTGACCTGGACCGGGACGGTTTCCTTTTGAACACGCCGGATGGGACCTATTACCTGCCGGACGGGCTGGAAGGCCGGCGTGACCATAGCCCGGAGGACTATATCACAAAGATTACGGCGGCTGGGCCAGGTGACCAGGGAAAGGATTTGTGGCTGGATGCGCTGGATACGATTTTCTGTCAGGACCAGGCATTGATCGACTATGTGCAGCAGATCGTGGGCATGGCGGCAGTCGGACGAGTGTATCTGGAGTCACTGATCATTGCCTATGGAGAAGGACGGAACGGCAAGTCCACCTTCTGGAACGCAGTTGCCCGTGTGCTTGGAACCTACAGTGGAAATATGTCTGCCGATACCCTGACGGTAGGCTGCAAGAGGAACGTGAAGCCGGAGCTTGCCGAGGTCAAAGGCAAGCGGCTGATCATTGCGGCCGAGTTGGAGGAAGGAATGCGCCTGAATACCTCTGTGGTAAAGCAGATGTGTTCTACAGACGAGATTTTTGCGGAGAAGAAGTATAAAGACCCGTTTTCCTTTACGCCGAGCCATACGCTGGTGTTGTATACTAACCACCTGCCGAGGGTGGGTGCCAACGATCCGGGGACGTGGCGGAGACTGATCGTGATACCCTTCAATGCCAAAATCGAGGGCAGCGGCGATATAAAGAATTATGCGGATTACCTTGTGTCAGAAGCTGCGCCTTCGATCATGACCTGGATTATTGAGGGGGCGAAGAAGGCGATCAGCCGGAATTTCCATATCCCTGCGCCTGCCTGCGTGGAGGATGCCATCAAATCCTACCGGGAGGACAATGACTGGCTGGGGCATTTCCTGGGCGAGTGCTGTGAGGTGGATAAGGTTTACCGGGAAAAGTCGGGGGAACTGTATCAGGAGTACCGTAGTTATTGTATGCGGACGGGTGAATATGCCAGAAGTACGGCAGATTTTTATAATGCGCTGGAGCTGGCAGGATTTATGCGCCAGAAGACAAAAACGGGTAATTTTATCCGTGGCCTGCGGATTATAGAAGACTTCTGACGGGGCATTTTGCCATAAGGGTGGAGGTCGGTGGAAGTCTTGGTAGAAAACCCCCTTTAGGGCAGTTTTTCAGAAAAAATCACTTATAGGAGAGTTTTAGGTACAACCTCCACCCTGGATACCTGGAATGCCGGGAATACAAGGAATCGGAGGTGTTTTCGTGAAAGAAAAAATCATAGAGCAGAAATTCCGGGCAGCAGTCAGGACTGCCGGCGGTGTGGCAGTCAAGTTTGTGTCGCCCGGTTTGGATGGGATGCCGGACCGGTTGGCACTTCTCCCTGGTGGAAGGATGGCATTTGTGGAGGTCAAGGCCCCCGGAAAGAAGCCCCGCCCGCTCCAAGAAGCAAGGCACCGGATGTTGCGGCGGTTAGGTTTCCAGGTGTATGTGCTGGATGATGAGAAGCAGATCGGAGGGATTATTGATGAAATACAGTCCACATGAGTATCAGAAATATGCCACGGAGTATATTGAGACACACCCTGTTGCGGCGGTGTTTCTATCAATGGGGCTTGGCAAGACGAGCATTACCCTGACCGCTTTGAACGACCTGCTGTTTGATGGCTTTGAGATCCACAAAGCCATCGTGATCGCACCCCTCCGTGTGGCGCGGGACACCTGGCCGGCAGAGATTGAAAAGTGGGACCATCTGGGCAGCCTGATCTATTCCGTGGTTGTGGGAACAGAGGCGGAGCGGCTGGCGGCGCTGAGACGGCAGGCCGACATTTACATCATCAACCGGGAGAATGTGCAGTGGCTGGTAGAGGCAAGCGGTATCCCCTTTGATTACGATATGGTGGTAGTCGATGAGTTATCTTCTTTCAAAAACCACCAGTCCAAGCGGTTCCGTGCCATGATGAAGGTGCGGCCGAAGGTGGGACGGATCGTAGGGCTGACCGGAACGCCAAGCAGCAACGGGCTGATGGACCTGTGGGCCGAGTTTAAACTTTTGGATATGGGGCAGCGGCTTGGGAGGTTCATCGGCCAGTACCGCACCCGGTTCTTCCTGCCGGACAAGCGCAATGGGCAGGTGGTGTTCTCCTACAAGCCCCTTCCAGGTGCGGAGGAACAGATCTACCGGTTGATCTCCGACATCACGATTTCCATGAAATCTACCGATTACCTGCAGATGCCACAGTTCGTTTCCTCCGGTTATGAGGTGTATCTCTCTGAGGAGGAAACGCAACGGTACGTTTCATTCAAGCGGGATTTGCTGCTACAGCTCCCGGACGGGGAAATAACCGCTGCCAATGCCGCAGCCCTTTCCGGGAAGCTCTCCCAGATGGCAAACGGCGCGGTATACACGGATGAAGGAGAGACCATCGCCATCCATGACCGGAAACTGGATGCCCTGGAAGACATCATCGAGAGCATGGGAGGAAAGCCGCTCCTGGTGGCTTACTGGTTCCGGCACGATCTGGAACGGATCACGGGGCGGCTCCATAAGCTGAAGATCCCGTTTTCCAGGCTGGATTCTTCGAAAAGCATCCGCAGATGGAATTCCGGGGAGCTTCCCGTGGCTCTGATCCACCCGGCATCGGCGGGACACGGGCTGAACCTTCAAAGCGGGGGTTCCACTCTCGTGTGGTTTGGATTGACCTGGTCCCTGGAGCTTTACCAGCAGACCAACGCCCGTCTTTGGCGGCAGGGGCAGCAGTCCGATATCGTGGTGATCCAGCATATCATCACGAAAGGCACGATTGACGAGCGGATCATGAAAGCCCTGTCGGAAAAGGATACCACACAGGCTGCGTTGATAGAAGCCGTAAAAGCGGATTTGAAAATCTGAGCCAAGCCATGAAAACAAGAGCCAATCAAAGACAATCTGTGAAAATCCGGGGGAAATAAAAAAATCTTTGATTGGAGGTACCGGGTATGAGCATTATCTGGAAGTATCTTGATAAACGGTCGGCCGCTGTGGACGCATTGAAGGATTACGGCAGCATGAAATTTATTATCGGCCACACGGATGACGAGATTAAAAGCGCTTATGAGAAGATGGAAGGTGTCAGCAGCCCGCAGTTTGACGGGATGCCCCACAGTCATAATCCGCAGGCTTCAGAGGACAGAATTGTCAAGGGCATTGAGGAGATCGATGTTTTGAAGGAGCGTTACCGGCAGGCGGTAGAATACATGGCGTGGTTCGTCCCAGCCTGGGAAGAACTGACGGAGGATGAACGGTATGTGCTGGAAGCGTTCTATAGTGAGGACAATCAGTACGGAAGTAATGCCGCTGACGATGTGGCAGACTATTTCCAGATTGAACGGGCTTCCGCTTACCGCAGGAAGAACCGGGCGCTGGAGCGTCTGACCATCCTACTGTTTGGGAAAGCCTGATGTCCACTTTGTGAGATGAAGTTCCCAGTTGGACATGGTACGATAGTAACATCGAAAACTGCATAAAGACATCCAGCCTCATGGGAGAAATCCTGTGGGGCTTTCTTTATGTCTGGAGGAGGTGAGCCGATGCCAAGGAAACCAAAGCGGCCGTGTTCCTACCCCGGCTGTCCCAAGCTGACGGACGGCAGGTTTTGTGAGTAACATCAGAAGCTGGAGAATCAACGGTACGAAAAGTACGGCCGGGCATGGAAACGCATCCGTGACCGGTACATGAATGCACACCCGCTTTGTGAGCGGTGCCAACGGGAAGGCAGGCTCGTCAAGGCAGAGCAGGTGCATCATATTAAGCCTCTTGCAGAGGGTGGTGATCATAGCGAAACGAATCTTATGTCCTTATGTTCTTCCTGTCATGCAAAAATCCATGCAGAACGTGGGGACCGCTGGCACAATCACTAAAGCCCCAGGGGTGGTCAAAATCTCTACGGCTCTGCCCCGTGGGAACGGGCGCGGGGTCAAACGCGCAAAAATAGAAAATCAAACGGGGTATTAACCCCTTTCGTGAATTGAGGTGAGGAAACCATGGCGAAAGACGGTACGAACAGGGGCGGTGCGCGGGTCGGCTCTGGCAGAAAACCCAAGGCACTGGCGGATAAGATCAGCAAAGGTACATCTGCCATGGTCATGGAGCTGCCGGAGCCGCCTGCATTTGAGGGTGCGGATGTACCGCCCATCAAAGAATATCTGAAAGCGAGACAGAAAAACGGCAAGGACCTCTGTACGGCGGAGGTGTATGAGGAAACATGGAAATGGCTGAAGGAGCGTGGTTGTGACAGGCTGGTCAATTCCCAGCTTGTGGAGCAGTACGCCATGTCGGTGAGCCGATGGATACAGTGCGAGGAATGTATTTCTGAGTATGGTTTCCTGGCAAAGCATCCCACCACAGGAAATGCGATTGCTTCCCCTTATGTCTCCATGAGCCAGACGTATATGAAACAGGTCAACCAGATCTGGTATCAGATTTACCAGATTGTCAAGGAAAACTGCTCGGTGGAGTTTAGCGGCAATACCCCGCAGGATGATGTGATGGAGCGGCTGTTAAGGACGCGGAAAGGAATGTAGATGAAAACAGAACTAACACAGTTTTTGGATACGCTGAAATACAATAAAAAGAATCTGACCCGTCAGCAGTATCGCACTATCCGTGGCCAGGCGTTGAAAGGTGATGTGATGGATGCCAGAAAAGGGCTCCAGAAGGTACTGAAACGGAGGTGTGGCTGATGGGAAAGACAACAACGGAGATGCAGCTTGTGCCATTGGGAAAGCTGGTGCCCTATATTAATAATGCCCGGACACACTCGCCGGAGCAGCTTACCAAGCTGCGCTCGTCTCTGCGGGAGTTTGGGTTTATCAATCCTGTCATCATTGACCGGGACTATAACATCATTGCGGGGCACGGCCGGGTACTGGCGGCGAAGGAAGAAGGCATTATGGAAGTCCCTTGTGTGTTTGTGGATTATCTTACTGAGGCACAGAAGAAAGCCTATATCCTGGCGGACAACCGTATGGCATTAGATGCCGGATGGGACGAGGAACTGCTACGGATTGAGATTGAGTCTTTGCAGGGTGAGGATTTTGATGTGTCCCTGACTGGCTTTGAGGAACAAGAACTGGCGGATCTGTTTGCTATAGAAGGCGACAAGGCGGCAAAGGATGATGATTTTGAACTGTCTGCTGCACTGGAGAAAGCGTCTTTTGTAGAGCGGGGCGATCTGTGGATCGTGGGCAGGCACCGGCTGTTGTGTGGAGACGCTACCCGGACGGAGGATGTGGAAAGACTGATGGACGGGAAAAAAGCCAACCTGGTCGTAACCGATCCTCCCTATGGTGTTTCCTTCAAAAGTTCAGATGGTCTGACTATCCAGAACGACAGTATGAAGGATGAGGAATTTTACACCTTCCTTCTGACGGCATTTCAGTGCATGGCGGAGCATCTGGAGAACGGCGGCTCCGCTTATGTGTTCCATGCGGATACGGAAGGACTAAACTTCAGGAAGGCATTCATTGACATCGGGTTTCACCTGGCGGGTGTGTGCATTTGGGTAAAGAACAGCCTCGTGCTTGGCCGCAGCGATTACCAGTGGCAGCATGAGCCTGTTCTTTTTGGATGGAAGAAAGGCGGCAAACACTCCTGGTACTCCGACCGCAGGCAGACCACCATCTGGAACTATGACAAACCGAAGCGGAACAAGAACCATCCGACTTCCAAACCGCTGGATCTGTTGGGGTATCCCATCTGTAATTCCTCCCAAGAGAACGCTATCGTTCTGGATACCTTTGGTGGCAGCGGCTCCACGCTGATGGCCTGTGAGCAGTTAAACCGGATCTGCCATATGATGGAACTGGATGAGAAGTATGCTTCCGTTATTCTGCGCCGATATGTGGAAGATACCGGGGATAAAGAGAATGTATATGTGATCCGTGGGGATGAGCAGATCCCCTACTCCGCACTGGTGAAGGAAGTGGAGGTGTGATGGATACTATATATATCCATAGTAGGAAGTCCGGCATCTCCCACAGAGATACACTGTAATTTAGGTGTTGTGTACTACTTACAATTTCCAGATGATATGTTGTGACATATTTTGTGTTGAATTTGCTTGCTATTTCTGACCTTCAGAGTGATTAATGTAGTACCGAAACAAAAGGAGGTACATGGACATGAAAATTGAATTTCACAGAACCGGAGCAGAAAGAAAAGCATTGGTAACGGCTCTGGCTGAGATTTTAGAGACCAGACCAAAATACAAAGGAATGCCGAGCGCAGCCTATGAGGTTGGGAATTTTACAGTGACGAAGGATGGCACTTTGGAATTTGACGACACTCTTGATGATGCAATACTGGAAAATCTTCTGGAGCGGCTGGCCGATTACGGAATTGTTGCGGCATCGCCGGAAATGGCACAGGCTTGGTTTGACGCAAGGGCGGCGGAATTATCCGAAGAAAGCGGAACTGAACCGCAGGAGGAAAACGTGGGGCTTACCGTGGAAATTCCGCTCGACAAAGTGGCAGTGGGAAACCTCACCAAGCTGCTGGATGCCAAAGGGAATTTGATACGGAAAGCCCTGGGTATCACCGACCTTCGCATCGAGGTGCTGGACGACCGGGTGGCATTCCCCTGGTTTTCTCAGGTGGATGCAGACTCCGCAGCCGCCTACACCCACTTCATTTCTGCTCTCTGCGAGATGAGCAAGAATGCAAAGCGAGTAACAGCAACCGAGAAGCCAGTGGATAATGAGAAATACGCTTTCCGGTGTTTTCTTCTGCGGCTTGGATTTATTGGGGCTGAGTACAAGATGGAGCGAAAAATCCTTTTGAAGAACCTTTCTGGGAATTCGGCATTTAAAACCAAGGTAGACGTTCTTCAGCCAGAACCGGTACCATCCGCTATGTATGTGGCTGCCGATGAGAACCCCGATCTGACGGAGGCTTTACTGGACGAGATATTAATCCAACAGGTCAATCGTGAGATGGAGGATGATAGAAATGAAATTTCCGAGTAGAGAAATTGTGGAGCGTGTCCGTAGAGAATACCCCACAGGAACACGGGTGGAATTGATACGGATGGATGATCCACAAGCGCCACCCACCGGAACAAGAGGGACAGTGACAGGGGTGGACGATACTGCCTCCATTATGGTCCGATGGGATAACGGTAACGGCCTCCATGTAGTTTACGGGGAGGATGAATGCCGAAAACTGTAACTTTGAGCGTATGTCCGATGGGGAAATTTTTGTGGATTTATAAGGACAGGGCGGTATAAATTACACAATTTCTACCCCAGATCCTTGCGTAATATATGCCTTCAAATTGACTTGCTATTATCCTCTTTTAGAGCGAATATGTGTACACCGAAAGGGAAAACACACAAAACGAAAACGGAGGATTACACCATGAATGAGAAAATCGCAAGGCAGATTGAGGAAATGAAAAAACAGACCATCGGGGTTGAGGTAGAGATGAACAACATTACAAGGGAAAAAGCGGCAAAGATAGCAGCCAGGTTCTTTGGAACCGGTAGGTATGAAAACACAGCACGGCGTAACGGATACTGCACCTGGTCGGCCTGGGACACACAGAATCGCGAATGGAAGTTCCAGAAGGACGTCAGCATTGCAGGGCCGGAAAGTGAGGAGTGTGAACTGGTTACCCCGATCCTGACTTATGCGGATATGGCAACCCTTCAGGAACTGATCCGGCAGCTTCGGCACGCAGGCGCAAAGAGCGATGCCTCCAGAGGCTGCGGAGTCCACATCCACATCGGAGCCAAAGGGCATACGCCGCAGACCCTCCGCAACCTTGCGAATATTATGGCAAGCCATGAGAGCCTGATCGCAGATGCGCTGAACCTCGACCGGGGGCGGATGAGACGATACTGCCGGACGGTTGATCCCCGATTTTTGGAAACCCTGAACCGGAAGAAGCCGAAGACCATGTCAGCACTGGCAGACATCTGGTACACTTCCCACGGGGAGGATTACGGGAGAAACCACCATTATAACGGTAGCCGATACCATATGCTCAACTATCATGCGACTTTCACAAAAGGGACCATTGAATTCCGGCTTTTCCAATTTGACGAGCCTACTGCAGAACGTCGGGGCGGACTTCATGCCGGACAGCTTAAGAGTTACATCCAGCTTTGCCTGGCTCTCAGCCAGATGGCAAAGACAGTAAAAAACGCAAGCCCCAAACCTCAGCAGAATGAGAATCCAAAATATGCCATGAGGACTTGGCTCCTCCGGCTTGGATTTATCGGGGACGAGTTCAAAACTGCAAGGGAGATCCTGACAAAGAGACTGGCTGGCGATACAGCTTTTAGAAACGGCAGAGCCGCCGCTTGAAGGAACCGCAGGAGTTAGCCTCCTGCCACCTTTCCCCTGGCCGCTTCGGCGGTCTTAAGGTGGTAGAAGGGTAACCCCTTCGGAAAGGACGGATACCAGAATGAAAAAAAGATACTACATCGCTTATGGCAGCAATTTAAATATCCGACAGATGCGGATGCGCTGCCCTTCTGCAAGGATCATTGGGACTTCTGAGATCCCAGATTATGAGCTACTTTTTAAAGGCAGCCGCACCGGCTCCTATCTGACTATTGAGCCGAAAAAAGGCAGCCGGGTTCCGGTGGCAGCCTGGGAAGTGACTGTGGAGGATGAGCAGGCCCTCGACCGATATGAGGGTTTCCCCACATTTTATTACAAGACGGAAATGAAGCTGCCCATTAAAGGAATCCGGAGCGGTAGAATACGGATGAGAAACACCTTTGTGTACATCATGCATGAGAACCGGCCCTTCGGTGTGCCGAGCCGATTTTATATGGCCACCTGCCTGGAAGGTTACCGGAGTTTTGGATTTGATGAAACGTATTTACTTGATGCCATAAAAACCAGCAGGAGGATGAGCCATGAAAGAAAATAATATTACCAGGATTAAGATATGTCCGCAGTGCGGAAAACCATACCATGATGTTCCAGCAATTTCCAGAATGGATAACGAAACGCTGATCTGCCCGGACTGCGGCACCAGGGAGGCACTGGAAAAGTATCGATGTTGATCAGACAGAACAGGAGGAAATCCTCGCCATTATTCATCGGACCAGGAGGGGATTATGAAACGAGAGATGTTAAAAGGCATCTGGGAAGATGCGGCTGAAAAATTCGAAAATAGTTTTGCTCCAGATATCCTTGGATATTGGTATTCTCGTTATTGTGGTGGTGAAATGATTGATTTGAAGGAAGTTCTGGAAGATGTGCAACAGGAATGTCCATCTATTCTAAGAATACAACTTAATCCATATGCGGCGATTCTGAAAACAGAAGAAGGTAATCTGAGAATTCGATATTGGAAGAAAGGAAGATTGATCGGGCACTCATATTTTCCGGAGAAAATATAGGATAAAATACACAGTTTCTTGGAAAATGATTGTGTAGATTATGCTCCGAAATAACTTGATAATATCCGCATTCAGAGCGAATATGTGTACTACCAAAAGGAAAACAAAGGAAACGGAGGTACACAGATGAGAGGATATTTTGCAAGAAAGCCGGAAACGTTGGAGGATCTGGAAAGAGCAAAGGGATGGGGCGAGGCCCAGGAGATCCGGGTAGTCGCAGAGGTTACATTATCTAAAAAAGAATACGATAGATTCCGGGAAGACCTTATGGAGGATTATGGATTTATCAGCCAGCATACGCAGAAAACCGGAGTGAAAGATGGGCAGTTTTTATGCATCCTTGTTAGGAAAGCCGGAACGAAGCATACGGCAATCGCCGTGGAGAGCGATGGCTACGATTATGCCAGATACGCAGCGTTGGTACGGATTTAAAAGAACTGGTACTTTAAGCGCAGATGGGTGGATAAACAAAGGAGGCATCGGTTTATGAAACTTAGATTATTTAAGGTGACTTACAGGGAATGGAACCATACTTTTTCCGGTAAGAATTGGAGAGAAATGCTTGCAGTCGGCAGGGATGCGGAGGATGCGATTTCCAGGGCAAGAAAAGAAGCAGATAAGGATGCGACAGACTTTGAGGCTTGGGAGATCACAAACATTATGGGATATAAAATTGCAGTCGGGGAAAAGGTTCTCCAAAAGAAAGCAAATAAAAAATAGAATTCTTTCATAATTGAATATTCCAGAGTACGGAAGCCGCCAGGCTTCTGTATCTCTTTGCAATCGATTGACGGCTTGCCACAGGGCAGGCCATTTTTATGCCCAGTAGGAGGTGTGGTAAATGGCAAAATTCTTGATTGACCGGACGCAGCTCCCCTATGATGCCATGGTGGCAGATCCGTCCTGGCTGGGAGTGGTTGAAGAAGAAAAGAAAGGGGATGCCGCCGATGGCGATACGGAAACTGAAGAAATACAGACCAACGAAGTTTAAGGCAAAAGACTCCGTATACAGCCAGGAGATGGCAGACTATGCGGTGGCTTTTATTGAGTGCCTCTGCCATACCAAAGGCACCTGGGCGGGAAAGCCCTTTGAACTGATCGACTGGCAGGAACAGATCATCCGGGATCTTTTTGGAACGCTGAAACCCAATGGGTACCGGCAGTTCAATACGGCCTACATTGAGATCCCGAAGAAACAGGGAAAATCAGAACTAGCAGCGGCTGTGGCTCTGCTGTTGTGCTGTGGGGACGGGGAGGAACGGGCCGAGGTATATGGCTGTGCCGCCGACCGGCAGCAGGCGTCCATTGTCTTTGAGGTTGCGGCCGATATGGTGCGGATGTGTCCGGCTCTTTCCAAACGGGTGAAGATCCTGGCATCACAGAAACGGATCATCTACCAGCCGACCAATTCCTTTTACCAGGTGCTGTCAGCGGAGGCGTATTCCAAGCATGGGTTTAATATCCACGGTGTGGTCTTTGATGAGCTGCATACCCAGCCGAACCGGAAACTTTTTGATGTCATGACAAAGGGCTCCGGGGATGCCAGGATGCAGCCCTTGTATTTTCTGATCACGACAGCGGGAACGGATACCAACTCGATCTGTTATGAGACACACCAGAAAGCGAAAGACATCCTGGAAGGCCGGAAGATTGACCCGACCTTTTATCCTGTGATCTATGGGGCGGAAGAATCTGATGACTGGACAGACCCGAAGGTGTGGAAGAAGGCAAATCCTTCGTTGGATATTACAGTTGGCATCGACAAGGTGAAGGCTGCCTGTGAATCGGCCAAGCAGAACCCAGGGGAAGAAAACTCCTTCCGGCAGCTTCGTCTGAACCAGTGGGTAAAACAGGCAGTGCGTTGGATGCCAATGGAGAAGTGGGATGCCTGTGCATTTCCCGTTTCTGAGGATGACCTGGAAGGTAGGATTTGTTATGGCGGTCTGGATCTTTCTTCCACTACGGATATCACTGCGTTTGTGCTGGTGTTCCCTCCGGAGGATGAAGATGACAAATACTGTGTTCTTCCCTATTTCTGGGTGCCGGAGGAAACGCTGGAGCTGCGTGTGCGCAGAGATCATGTTCCCTATGATGTATGGGAGCGGCAGGGATACCTGCAGACTACGGAAGGAAATGTGGTGCATTACGGATATATTGAGAAGTTCATTGAAAGTCTGGAGGAACGGTTTAATATCCGTGAGATTGCCTTTGACCGCTGGGGAGCCGTGCAGATGGTGCAGAACCTGGAGGGCATGGGCTTTACGGTGGTTCCCTTTGGGCAGGGATTTAAGGATATGTCCCCTCCTACCAAAGAACTGATGAAGCTGACGCTGGAGCAGCGGATCGCCCATGGCGGGCATCCGGTGCTGCGTTGGATGATGGATAACATCTATATCCGCACAGACCCGGCGGGAAATATTAAAGCGGATAAGGAAAAATCTACAGAGAAGATTGACGGAGCTGTTGCCACCATTATGGCTTTGGACCGTGCAATCCGCTGTGGAAATGATAAAAGTGCTTCGGTGTATGACAGCCGGGGCCTTTTGTTTCTCTAAGGGTTGTTGCTATTTACCGGTCTGTGCCCGATATCTTTGGTAGTATCTAGTATGGCTATTTTGCAGGAAATCCTTTATCCTTGCTGGTAAAGGAGGTGGCACATGGACAGTGAAGATTTTAAGGCAATGCTTGTGACAGAACGGATGCAGATGCACTACGGGGAATTCCGAAAGGAAAATCCGGCAGAACCGGCAAAGATCCATCGGAAAGATCGGATCGAACGTGCATTTGAGCGTGTCGTAGAAAAGTTAGATACAGAGAGCCAGAAAATCTTAAGGGACTATATCAATGCAATCAGTGCAGACCTGTCGAAAGAAAATGAGTTATTCTATCGGGCGGGAGTCCGGGATGGCGTCAATTTGGATCGTCTGGTAAAAGAAATGAAGGAAAGCAAATAAACAGAACAAGCAGTACAAGGAGAACACCCGTCAGAAATGGCAGGTGTTTTTCTTATGCTCTTTTTGAGATTGGATGGTGATTAGAAATGGGATTACTTTCAGGACTTTTTCGTTCCAGAGATAAACCTCAGAACCGTACCTCCGGCAGTGCCTATAGCTTTTTCTTCGGGGGAAGTTCTGCAGGCAAGCGGGTCAATGAACGGTCTGCCATGCAGATGACGGCCGTCTATGCCTGTGTGCGTATTCTCTCAGAGGCCATCGCCGGTCTGCCACTTCATCTGTACCGGTATAAGGAGGATGGAGGTAAGGAAAAGGCTCTGGATCATTCGTTATACAGGCTGCTCCATGATGAACCGAACCCGGAGATGAGTTCTTTCGTATTCCGGGAGACGCTGATGACGCATCTGCTCCTGTGGGGCAATGCTTATGCACAGATCATTCGCAATGGAAAGGGAGAAGTGATTGCTCTCTATCCTTTGATGCCAGATCGGATGACAGTGGACCGGGATGGGAATGGGCAGTTGTATTACGAGTACACCGTCAGCATGGATGATGCGCCTACGGTAAAAGGAAGCGTTGTCCGTCTGAAGCCTTCCGATGTGCTGCATATCCCAGGACTGGGGTTTGACGGTCTGGTGGGATATTCGCCGATTGCTATGGCTAAGAACGCCATTGGCATGACGATTGCCTGTGAGGAGTACGGAGCGAAGTTCTTTGCCAACGGTGCGGCTCCTGGCGGCGTCTTGGAGCATCCGGGGACCATCAAAGATCCACAGCGTGTCCGGGAAAGCTGGCAGTCCACCTTCGGCGGCAGCGGCAACAGCAATAAGATTGCTGTCTTAGAAGAGGGCATGAAATACACGCCCATCGGCATCTCTCCGGAACAGGCGCAGTTTCTGGAGACAAGGAAGTTCCAGATTAACGAGATCGCCCGTATTTTCCGAGTGCCGCCTCACATGGTAGGCGACCTGGAAAAATCCAGCTTCTCCAACATCGAGCAGCAGTCGCTGGAGTTCGTGAAATACACGCTGGAACCCTGGCTGGTGCGCTGGGAGCAGTCCATTCAGCGAACGCTCTTTTCCCCAGAGGAAAAGAAACAATATTTTGCCAAATTCAACGTGGAAGGATTGCTCCGGGGCGACTATGCAAGCCGCATGACCGGCTATGCCACAGCAAGGCAGAACGGCTGGATGAGCGCCAATGACATCCGGGAACTGGAGAACATGGACCGTATCCCCGCCGAGGAGGGCGGAGATCTGTACCTGATCAATGGCAATATGCTCCCGCTTGGAAACGCCGGGGCTTTTGCAAATACCGAAGTTAGCGATGACGGAAAGGAGGAAGATTCCGATGAAGAAGTTCTGGAAGTGGAAGAACCAGGCGGAGACGGAAACGGCTCCGGTAGCGAGGACGCTGTTCTTGAACGGCACCATCGCCGAGGAAAGCTGGTTTGACGATGACGTGACGCCGCAGCTTTTCAAAGAGGAGCTGATGGCAGGCTCCGGCGATATTACCGTCTGGATCAACAGCCCCGGCGGGGACTGCGTGGCGGCCGCCCAGATCTATAACATGCTGATGGACTATCCGCACAATGTCACAGTCAAGATTGACGGCATCGCGGCATCCGCTGCAAGCGTGATCGCTATGGCTGGGACCCGTGTGTTGGTATCGCCGGTGTCCATGATGATGATCCACAATCCTATGACTGTGGCCATGGGCGATACCGCAGAGATGCAGAAGGCCATCGAGATGCTTGGGAGCGTGAAGGATTCCATCATCAACGCCTATGAGATCAAGACCGGGCTATCCCGCGCCAAGCTGTCCCATCTGATGGACGCGGAGACCTGGATGGACGCAGGCAAGGCGGTAGAGCTTGGCTTTGCCGACGGCGTCTTAAGCCGGGCGGAGATCCCGGAGGACATAGAGCCGCCTGCGGTATCCATGCTGTATTCCAAAGCGGCTGTGGTCAATTCCCTCATGGATAAGATCGCAGCCAAGTGCAGGACCAACCCGAAGAAAACTGAAAATCCCAACCCCACGGGCCGCTCTGTAGACAGTCTCTACGAGCGGCTCAATCTTTTGAAACATTAAGGAGGATAACGACTATGACGATTTTGGAACTGCGCGAGAAGCGCGCCAAAGCATGGGAAGCCACGAAAGCCTTTCTGGATTCCCACAGAAACGATAAGGGCGTCCTGTCCGCTGAGGATGACGCCGCCTATACCCGCATGGAGCAGGAGATCACCGACCTGGGCAAGGAGATCGACCGTTTGGAACGTCAGGAGGCGCTGGAGGCGGAATTGAACCGTCCGGTGAACAAGCCCCTGACGGGAAAGCCCATGAATGGCAAGGAAGATACTAAGACCGGCCGTGCGGCGGATGAGTATCGCCAGAACTTCTGGAACATGATGCGTTCCAAAGCGCCCATGCCCACAGTGCTGAACGCGCTGCAGATCGGTACAGACTCCGAGGGCGGCTATCTGGTGCCGGATGAATATGAGCGTACTTTGGTGGAGGCGCTGGAGGAAGAGAATGTATTCCGTCAGCTTGCCAAGGTGATCCAGACCTCCAGCGGTGACCGGAAGATCCCCGTAGTGGCGTCCAAGGGGACTGCATCCTGGATTGACGAGGAAGGAGTCTATACCGAGAGCGATGACTCCTTTGCGCAGGTATCTATTGGAGCCTACAAGCTGGGCACGATGATTAAGGTTTCCGAGGAACTGTTAAACGACAGTGTGTTTGACCTGGAGTCCTATATTGCCAGGGAGTTTGCGAGAAGGATCGGAGCCAAAGAGGAGGAAGCCTTCTTTACCGGGGACGGTACCGGAAAGCCGCTGGGCATCCTGACTGCCTCCGGCGGTGCGGAGACCGGTGTGACAGCTGCATCCGCCACTGCGGTGACAGCGGATGAACTGATGGATCTGTTCTACTCTCTGAAATCCCCGTACCGTAAAAATGCGGTATGGGTTTTGAATGACTCTACCATCAAAGCCATCCGTAAGCTGAAGGATAACAACGGCCAGTATCTGTGGCAGCCATCTCTGGTATCCGGTACGCCGGACACAATCCTTGGCCGACCGGTAAAAACCTCTGCCTATATGCCTGTTATTGCGGCTGGGGCGAAAACCATCGCTTTTGGCGATTTCTCTTATTACTGGATCGCAGACCGCCAGGGGCGTTCCTTTAAGCGTCTGAATGAACTGTATGCGGCAAACGGACAGGTCGGTTTCCTTGGCTCCCAGAGAGTGGACGGCAAGATGATTCTGCCGGAGGCTGTGAAGGTGCTGGTACAGAAGGCCGGATCTGCAGGTTAAGGATACAGATAGCAGTGGAAGGGCGTGAAGATAGCATCCACGATCTTCCTCCCTGTTATGGGCTTTAGCCTGTTGAGCGAATTGGAGCTTTTCGCTGATCCGAAAAACGGAAATTCGCGAAACAAAGAACCACCCGCTTTGCGGGTGCGCGTCGATTCATATGTTGGTAAGTATCCCGCCGAAGATTAGTGTGTCTTCGTTTATGGGATATTTAAAGGGGAAAAGTGCGCTTATGATATTCGACAAGCACGCAAACTTAAAGTACAAGTTTGGGAACCGCCATTTCTGGGCGGAGGGATATTATGTCAGCACAGTAGGATTAAATGAAGCGACGATAAAAAAGTACATTCAAGATCAGGAAAAACATGATATTGCAATGGACAAGTTAAGCGTAAAAGAGTACGAAGACCCTTTTAAGGGTAGAGGCTAAGTAGTAACAACACCCCTTGAGGGGTAGCGACGCGTCAAAAGCAATTAGGCTTGAACGGAGCTGCGAGAAATGTGTGAAAACACATTTCTTGTAGCTAAAAGTGAAAGCCAGCGCCTTAAGACGCTGGCCTAGCAACATGGGCTTATAGCCCCAGAACAAACCACCCGTTGGACGGGTGGTTCTGATTGGAGGTGAGGATGATGGTGGTAACGCTGGAAGAGATGAAACAGTATCTCCGGGTCGATTATGAAGATGATGACCAGTTGATTACAGGCTTTATAGCATCTGCGGAGCAGCTTTGCCGGGATATCCTCCGGGCTGATGAAACAGCGGATTTGGAAAAGGATGAGACCGTAAAAACTGCTGTTATGTATGCAGCCGCATATTTTTATGAACACCGGGAGGAAGCGGACCACCATGACTTGGCTCTGACAATCCGCTCCCTCTTGTTTGGCTCAAGGAAGGAGGCTTTCTGATGAAAATTGAACTGTTGAACGTCAGGATTTTCATTTCAAAGAATACGGTGGTCACGGATGCCATCGGAAACCGCCGGAATGAATGGAAGCCTTTCTATACCTGCTATGCGACTGTCAGCGGCGAAGCCGGGAAGGAGCAAACGGATGCAGGAATGGTAGTAGATGATTCCAGCATTGATTTTACGATCCGGTGGTGTAAGAAAGCAGCGGAGATCGATTCTACCCATTTCCGTGTGGAGTTCAATGGGGAACTTTACAACATTGCCGCTGTGGATCACATGAATTACAGACGCAAAAGCATCAAGCTGTCCTGTGAGAAAGTGAGACGGTAAGGATGAGCAGAGGAATTGCAATCAGCCAGCTTTCTACGGCGGTGATGGAGGAATTGGAAGAATATGCGGATCTGGCTGCGGAAGATATGAAATCTGCGGTAAAGAAAGCGGCGGCAACCGTCCGGAAGGATATCGAAGCCAGCGCACCGAAGGATACCGGGGACTATGCGAAAAGCTGGGCGGTAAAGACCACAAAGGAAAGCTCCAACGCCATGCAGGTAACGGTGCATTCCCGGAACCGGTATCAGCTTGCCCATCTGCTGGAGTATGGCCATGCGAAGCGGGGCGGCGGACGGGTGGCTGCAAGGTCTCACATCGTCGATGCGGAAAAGGCCGGTATCGAACAGCTGGAGCGCGAGATTGAGAGGAGCCTGACGAATGGATGATGTGGTAAGACTTTTAGAGGAAACGGGCGTCCCTTTTGCTTATGACCACTTTGCGGAAGGGGAATCCCCCGATCCTCCGTTTATCTGCTACCTTCTGCCCCAGAGCGATAACTTTTCCGCAGACGGGAAGGTTTATCTGAAGGTCAGCAGCGTGAATATCGAACTGTACACAGACAGTAAGGAGCTGGATGTGGAACAGAAGCTGGAAGCCGTGCTGGATACGCACGGTATTTTTTATGACAAAACAGAGGTCTGGATTGAGAGTGAAAAGCTCTATGAAGTCCTTTACTCGTTTGAAATGGAGGTTTGATTTTTATGGGAAACAAGGTCAAGTATAACTTGAAAAACGTCCATGCCGCCAAGCTGACCGAGACGGATTCCGATGGTACGACTACCTTTTCGTATGCGGAACCAAAGGCAATCCCCGGTGCGGTGAGCATCAGTCTGGATGCGGAGGGCGAAACCAGCCCGTTCTATGCGGACGGTATTGTGTATTTCCGCAGCGTGACCAACAACGGCTACAGCGGTGATCTGGAGATCGCCCTGATCCCGGAGTGGTTCCGCACAGAGATTTTGCAGGAGAAGCTGGATGCAAAAGGGGTGCTGGTCGAAAACAGCGGTGTCGGGGAGAGCGTGAAATTTGCCCTGCTCTTTGAATTTGACGGGGATGTGAACGCTATCCGACATGTGCTGTATAACTGTTCTGCCTCCCGCCCGTCTATCGAGTCGGAGACGAAGGAGGACACGATTGAGCCGGGTACGGAGACGCTGTCGATCACGGCCGATCCCCGTTCCGATGGATTGGTGAAGGCCAGAACCGGCGATACCACAGATGCTGGGACTTATGCGAACTGGTACAAGACTGTGTATATTCCTACCGAGGAGGAACCGAAGGAAACAAGTGGTCAGGGAGGTAGCGTATGATCAAGCGTGAGATAGAAATCAGTGGGAAAAAGGTTCCCTTCCGTTCCTCTGCCACGATCCCCCGTCTGTACCGGGCAAAGTTCAAGAGGGATATTTTCAAGGATCTGTCTAAGCTGGAAAAATCCTATAAGGGTAAGACGGAAAACGGTGAGGAGTTGCAGATCGAGGATCTGGAGATCTTCGAGAACGTGGCCTATGTGATGGCCTATCATGCCGACAACAGCATACCGGCGAATATTGAAGACTGGCTGGATCAGTTTGATATGTTTTCCATTTATGAGGTGCTGCCGCAGATTCTGGAACTGTGGGGTGAGAACCTTGTGACGGATGTGACGTCAAAAAAAAGATTGGCAGAAGTGAGCGGGAAATGACCATGCCGCTGTTCCTTCTGCGGAGTGTGGAACTTGGGATTTCCATCCGTGATCTGGATCTGCTCACGATTGGGCTGGTTCTGGATATGTGGACGGAAAAAGCCAATGACGGCGTGAAATATAAGAGGCTTGCCACTCAGGAGGACTTTGACAAATTTTAAGCAGAGAAAAAGCGTCGGTCGGAATCGGCGCTTTCACTCTCTACTGCAATATTAAAAGTCAATGGTTTCTTCCAGCTGACGGTTGATATCCATCCCGCCGTAAAGAATACGGGCGATGGATACCGTGTGCGTTTCATTGTTTACGGTATAAAACAGCAGATAGTTTTTTACCGATATAAAACGTACACCCTGACTGTGCCAGGGTTCTTCTTTATAGAGCGGATTTCGCTCCGGCATGGTTTCAAGAGACCGTACGCTTTGCATGATCTGCTGGGACATATTGCGGGCGGTATCCGGGACAAGAAGCGAATAGGCAATGTATTCGTAAATGTTTTTTAAATCCTGCTGGGCTTGAAAGGTATAAACGATCTTCATTTTCATATGCCGTATAGTCTCCTCATTTCTGCGTCTACTTCATCTGCGGAGACAACGCGGCCTGCTGCGATATCATCCATACCTTTTTGGAGTTCCATATCAATCTGCTCTTTCGTCATACCGCCGATTGCAACCGGTTTTGCAGCCGGAAGTCTCATATCAAACGGTATGCCGCGATGGAGAACGACCTGCTTTAGGAACATTCCGATTGCATTCGACATAGGAATCCCAAGCTGGTTCAGAATCGCCTCTGCCTGTTCTTTTGTTTCAGGGTCTACTCTCGTATATACATTTGCGGTTCTGGATGCAGTTCGTGCCATGATAATCACCTCACTTTGATTTTCTGGCTTTATTATATCTCTTTTGATTGCTAAAAGCAATACAAAAGCAGTTATTTTACAAAATGTTCATTTTTTATGAGGGAGGTGAAAGCTGTGGCAAACCGTATCAAAGGTATCACAGTAGAGATAGGCGGCGATACCACTGGTCTTGACAAAGCGTTAAAGAGCGTCAATTCTTCCATCACGAAAACGCAGTCTGCCTTAAATGATGTGAACCGGCTCTTAAAACTCGATCCTTCCAATACGGTGTTGGTGGCGCAGAAACAGGAACTGCTGGCGCAGGCGGTGAGCCAGACGGAAGAAAAGCTGTCGGCGCTGGAAGCCGCACAGGAGCAGGTGGCCGCAGCCTTTGCCCGTGGGGATATCGGGGCGGATAAGTATCAGGCGTTCCAGCGGGAGATCGAGGAGACCCGTGGAAAGCTGAACAAATATAAGGCTGACCTTTCCGATTTGCAGACGGAGCAGGATGCCCTTTCCCAGAACACGGCACGGCTGGAAAAGCTGTTTGCCGCTACGGGGACAGAGGTGGATGATTATGCGGATATCCTTGGCAGTCGGCTGACTTCAGCGATTAAAAACGGGACTGCCAATTCTGATCAGCTGCGGACGGCCCTTGAGAAGATCGGGAAGTCCGCCACAGGCGGTAAAGCCGATATCCGACAGCTGACAGACGCTCTGGATACTGTGGATGACGGGCAGGCGATCCAAAACCTGATCCAGCAGCTGAACGAAGCCGGGGACGCTGCGGAAAATACAGCGGACGATGTGGGCCAGATTGCGGAAAATACCAAGGGCGCTGCGCTCATGCAGGCGGCGGATCAGCTGTCCGCCGTGAGCGATAAGATACAGGAAATCGGCGATAAGGCGCTGGATGCCTATACGGATACCGAGAGCGCAGTGACCAAGGTGAATGCCTACTTTGGCGAGACGGGACAGGCTGCGGAGCAGTCCGCCAACGTGATTAAAAACGTGTACTCCTCCGGTGTCGGCGAAAGCATGGATGCTGTGGCCAATGCAGTTCTGATGGTAAAGAAGAACCTTGGCGATTTGAGCGAGACGGATCTCACCAACCTGACCCAGCAGGCGATCACACTGGAAGAACTGTATGGAATTGATATGAATGAAACCCTCCGGGGTGTCAATTCCCTGATGCAGCAGTATGGACTGACGGCGCAGGAAGCGATGGATTACATCGTGGTGGGTACTCAGAACGGTTTGGATAAGACCAATGAGCTGGGCGATAACCTTTCTGAGTATGCCGGGAAGTTCGCACAAGCTGGCTATTCTGCCTCGGAGTATTTCCAGCTTTTGGATAACGGCCTGAAGAACGGCGCTTACAATCTTGACAAGGTCAACGATGCCATCAATGAGGTGACCACCCGTCTGGTGGACGGCACCATCGGGGAATCCATTGGGATGTTCTCCACGAAAACACAGGAATTGTTTACCTCCTGGCAGAATGGCGGCGCTACGCAGAAACAGGTCATAGACTCTATCGTAGCAGATATTGCCGGTTGTACAAACCAGCAGGAAGCCTTAAACCTTGCGGCACTGGCCTTTGGCACCATGGCCGAGGACGGGAACCTGAAATTTATTACTTCCCTGACTTCGGTGGGAAGTACCTATGACAGTGTAAAAGGTTCCGCACAGGGGCTGTTTGATGCAACGACCACACCTATGCAGGAGATGGAATCCAACACCCGGAAGCTGCAGCAATCCCTTGTTCCTCTGGGAGAGAAACTGGCGGAGATTGCTAATACGATTCTGCCGCCGCTGGTTGCGGTGATCCAGACGGTAAGCAGCTGGTTCCAGCAGCTGCCGGGGCCGGTGCAGAACTTTATCGTTATTCTTGGGGTGTTACTTGCAGCCTTTACAGCCCTGACTCCGGTCATTGCGGCCTTGGCGGTTTCCGTAGGCGCGTTGAATATCTTCCTTCTGCCGATCATTGCTGTGATTGCGGCGGTAGCGGCGGCCATTGCCGGGATCATCGCCATTATCCAAAACTGGGGTGCCATCACGGAGTGGTTTGGGAACCTGTGGAATACCATCTGCAATGGGATTGGCACCATGATCGAGAGCGTGAAAACGTGGTTTTCCAACCTCTGGACGCACCTGCAGAATGTCTGGAACGGCATCTGCAACGTGGTGCAGACGGCCGTGATGCTGCTTGGCTCCATTATCCAAGGGGCTGTGGACATCATCACGTTGCCGTTCCGGTTTATCTGGGAGAACTGCAAAGACATCGTCACTTCCGTCTGGAATGGGATCAAGGATACGGTCAGTTCCGTGCTGTCGGCTATCTCTGGTGTGATCTCCAGCATTATGGGGGCGATCCAGAACGTGATCAGTTCCATCTGGAACGCCATCAGCAGTAAGGTGTCCGCAGTGGTGAACGCCATCAAAAATACCGTGACCTCTGTCTTTAACGCCATCAAGTCGGTGGCTTCCACTGTCTGGAACGGGATCAAATCGGTGATCTCCACGGTGGTGGATGGGATCAAGAGCAAGGTTTCTTCCGTATTCAATGCGGTAAAAAGTACGGTATCCAGTGTATTCAACGGGATCAAAAGTACCTCTACTACGGTGTGGAATGGGATCAAGACTGCCATCACGAAGCCCATTGAAGCGGCAAAGAATACGATCAAAGGGATCGTGGACAAGATCAGCGGTTTCTTCTCCGGCATGAAGCTGGAACTGCCAAAGATCAAGCTGCCCCATTTCAAGATCACGGGTAAGTTATCCCTTGCTCCGCCGAGTGTTCCCCACCTGTCGATTGACTGGTATAAGAAAGGCGGTATCCTGACGAAACCGACCATCTTTGGCATGAACGGCAGCAGTCTGATGGCAGGCGGCGAAGCTGGACGGGAAGCGGTTCTTCCTCTGAAAGGCTTTTACCAGCAGCTGGAAAATATTTTATCCAGCAGAATGAATACCAGCGCAATGGAGAAGTATCTGGCGATCATTGCAGAGAACAGCTGCAAGGGGCTGTATCTGGATGACGGGACGCTGGTGGGGCATCTGCTCCCTGCCATTGACAGCGGCCTTGGGAAAACACAGAAACTGCAAAGGAGGCTGAGCCTATGAGACCAGATGTGAAAATCAATGACCTTTGGATGTATGCAATGGGCTGGCTCCGGGAGGAGATCGATTTTCCCACGCCGCAGTCGCAGACCAATACGGTGGTGGTGCCGGGGCGCAATGCCCCGATCCGTTTTACCGAGGCGCTGGGGCGGGTGTCCTACCAGCCCCGGAGTTTTACCATTACCCTGTCCATGCTGGGGAGCCGGGAGAAGTTCAATCAGAGGAAGGACATCCTTACCAATCTCTGTGCCGGACAGCTGTGTCAGGTGATTTTAAGTGAGGAGCCGGATCTGTATGCTGTAGGTACCTTGGAACTGGAGCCAGCCTACGATCCTCTGACTGGGAAAGGCCAGATGGTGCTGTCCTGCTCGGACGGGGATGCCTACCGGTACCATACGGAAGAAACGGAAGTTTCCATTACCGGGGGCGGCACGGTGATCCTGAATAATGACTACATGCCTGTGGTGCCCACGGTGATTACGACAGTGGAGACGGCGCTCAGTTGGAGTATCGGTGAAGATGTATTCAAGAAGTCTGTCAGCGCCGGGACGTGGACGTTCCCGGAACTGGAACTGCAGGAAGGGCAAAACTCGGTTAGCATTACGGGAGAAGGCACGACCACCTTCCGGTACCGGGAGGGACGCCTATGAGTTTGTTTCGAGTGTTTGTGGACGGGCAGCTGTTTTACCACCCCCATCTGTCCCAGCTTTCCATCACGGAGGCAAAGGTACAGGAGGATGCGGAGAATATCGACAGCCTGACCCTCTCTGCACCGTTCAACCATCCCTATCTTTCTTCCATTCAGCCGATGGCTTCCACGATTGTATGTAAGAAGGATGATCTGACCGTCTTTGAGGGGCGGGCTTTGGATGATGGCACGGATTTTTATAACACCCACACATGGACGTGCGAGTCCTGCCTTGCGTATCTGAAGGACACGATGCAGCCGCCGTTTTCCTATCAGGGGCCGCTCCGTGGACTGCTGGAGCAATTCCTCGCCGTGCATAATGCTGCCGTGGAGGAGAAGAAGCAGTTCACTCTTGGTACTGTAACGGTTAAAGACAACAACGACTATATCAGCTACAGCAATTCCGATTACTCCGTGACGCTGGACGCGATACAGGACAAGCTGATCAAAACGCACGGCGGCTACCTGCAGGTGCGTTATACGGAAGATGGGAAGGTGCTGGATTATCTGGAGGACTTCCCTGACCGGTCATTACAGACGGTGGAGTTTGGAAAGAACCTGACCGATGTGAAGATCACCCGTGACCATACGGAGCGGGTGACGGCGCTGATCCCGCTGGGAGCGAAACTGACGGAGACCGATGAGGACGACAACGAAACCGAGACGGAAACCCGGCTGGATATAACGGCGGTGAACGATGGCAAGAACTATGTGTATGATGCGGAAGCGGTCGAAGAAATCGGCTGGATCTGGACAACTGAAGTCTGGGAGGATGTGACGCTGGCGGGAAACCTGCTGCGAAAAGCCAATGCCCGGATCGCAGAACTGGCCAAAGGCGTCACCAGTATGGAACTGACCATCGTAGATGAGTCCGATACGGGTGCGGATATCGGGGATATCCGGGCAAGGATGTATGTGCGCTGCATTTCTAAACCCCACGGGATTGACGGGACATACCTGTGTCTCAGCCGGACACGGGATTATCTTGACCCTTCCGGCAATACCATCACCATCGGGGCTGCAGGCGTCCGGCTGACTTCCCAGTCTGCCAAACAAGACCAGAACATCACTTCCATTGAAGATGACCTGCTGGGGCAGACTTCCAAGATCGAGGTGATTACGGGGAAAGTGGATCACATCAATGCCCAGAAGATGTACCGGACAGAACTGGTGGTGGATGGGGTGAATATCTTCCGGGATAAGGGGCAGAAAAGCATCCTTCGCTGCCGGGTGTATTCGTGGGACAAAGAGATCACGGATACCCTTCCGGCCAGCAGTTTTGTCTGGCACCGGAATTCCGGCCGGGAAGACCTCGATGCCGACTGGGACAGTTCCCATACGGGCATGAAATCCATCACAGTTACCACGGAAGATGTGACGGACAACGCATCATTTTATTGTGAAATCACGATTTAAACAGGAGGAGATGAACATGGCAATTTTAACTTCCAGCCAGCAGACCTTTGTGGATATCACAGACCAGAGGAAACTGTCAGCTTATATTACCTCCAATCTGCCCAAGTCGCAGATTGAAGACCCTAATGTGCTGCCCCATACCTATGCGCCGGACTGGACCAGCACACCTTTGACCCTTACCCCGGTGGTGTTCCTCGATCAGACCAATCTGGCGCTGGACGCATCGGGGCTTACGATTTCGTGGAAACGGAAGGAGGGAAACGGAGCAGAGGCGGCGCTGACCTCCGGGGAGAGCGTTTCCAAAGGCGTCCTGACGGTCAATGCCAATAAGCTGGCGGCAGCTACATCTGGTATGCTCACCTATCTTTGCTATATCAGCTATTACGACTCGGAGACGAAGAATACCGTCAATATCTCCGCTGATATCACCTATACGCTGATCCGCAATGCACAGAACGCCAAGCTGGCCTATCTGTCTGCGGACACCTATGTGTTTAAGTACGATTCCAATTCTTCTCTGGTCGGGGCCAAGCAGGCAACACTGACGGCACAGGTGCAGGGTGTGACGATCACGGCATGGCAGTATAAGGACAGTGCTGGGGAATGGAAGGATTATCCTACCACGCCGGACAACGCCAGCATTTCCGGCGGCACCTTGGTAGTGAAACCAGAGCATGCGGTGTTCTTTAACGGAGTAGCCCAGATTAAGCTGGCTACGGATGACCCGGATGTGTATGATACCACTTCCCTCACGAAGATCTATGACGGCTCTCAGGGGGAGCCGGGAGCTGCCGGAATCGGAGGGCTTTCTGTCATCCTTGGGAATGAGGCGCAGAATATCGCCTGTACTTCCGGGGGCTTGGTAGCAACGGCTACAGAGGTAACCATTCTCTTTATGGGATATTTGGGGATCACACAGACCGCCTGTACCTGTACGGTAGGGACACTGCCCTCTGGGGTGACGGTCAAAAGCAATACCGCTGCGACTGCTTCCAGGGCCGGGTCAGTGGTGCTGACCTTTGCCGCCAATGCGACCCTTGGCGGGGCTACGGTCTTAAATGGCACGATTGACCTGACCTTTACCATTTCCGGAACTTCTGTGGTGAAGAAGTTCGCATGGACGAAATCCAACAAGGGCAGTAACGGGGCCAGCGGTGCCAATGCGATTGTGTTCTCTGTGTATGCGCCGGAAGGCACGGTAGTGATCAACCAGAGCGGCAGCCTTGCGCTGGCGGCAGTTGGCTATGATGGCGCTTCAGAGATTACCACGGGAGCCACTTACCAGTGGGCGAGATACACAGGCGGCGAATGGGAGAATATCAGCGGCGAGACCTCCTCCACCCTGTCGGTGTCCGGGGCGGATATCGTGAACATCCAGTCCTACCGCTGCACGATGACCTATAAGGGCAATACCTATGAGGACGTGATCACGGTGGAAGACAAATCCGATCCGTATGTGTCGGAGATGCTTTCCATCGGAGGTTTTACGGTCAAGAACAATCTCGGCGGTGTGGTGCCTTATGTGATCGTCCGTACCAACCAGAAGGAAGTCGATCCATTGCTTGGAAATATCTCGGAGACCGCCCCGTCCAATCCAAAGGAAGGGGACTTCTGGTATCAGGTGGATCACTCCGGGCAGACAGTGACCCTGATGAAGTATTCCGGCACGGCGTGGGCGGCTGCCACGGAAAAGCAGTCCCTGACCTACACATGGTATGCGCAGGACAAGGACGGACACGCTGCAGAGTTTGAGAAGACCGGGAAGGTGATCTACCTTTCCGCTTCGGACATCGACAGTATCCTGACGCTGCAGTGTGATGTATCGAATTAACGGGAGGTGATCGCATGGCGCTCATCACCAGCTGTCAGGCCACCTTCCAGAACTTTTCCGGCTATGAGGATGACATCGCTTCCTTGGAGGAAAACATCCGGGAATGCTACTCTGAGATCACCAAAACCTCGGAGCAGATCAACTCGTCCGTCCGGGAAGAATTCATTTCCCGCTCGGAACTGGAGGCGATTCAGAAGGATTTTGAGACCAGCATTACCCAGAACAGCACGGAGATCCGGATGGATTTCACGGCGATCACGGATGAGATCAAAGAAAACGTCTCTACGAACCAGCTGCTCTTGGAGGAGTATATCCGGTTTAAAGGGGCGCTCATTGAACTGGGGAAGGTGGGGAACGCCTTCACGGCAGAACTTTCCAACGAGGAACTGGCCTTTAAAGAGAATGGGCAGAAGATCGCTTATATCTCCAACCAGAGCCTTGTGATTACCAATGCGGAGATCCGCAACAAGCTGTCCCTTGGCAATGAGAGCCGGGGGTGGTTTGATTTTATACCGAGAACCAATGGGAACCTCTCGATCAAGTGGAGAGGCCCGGTCTAATCTGAGAAAAGGAAGGGGGTGAGGACAATGGCATCCAGCGGCAGTTTTTCCGGTTCCATCCGGGATGGACATTATAAGCTGCGGGTGGACTGGTCGCAGAGCAAGAATGTCTCTGCCAATACGTCTACGATTACCTGTAAGCTGTATCTGGTCAATGACTGGAGTTTAAGCATCAGCGGGCGGAGCGACAATACCTGCACCATTGATGGATCGGCGCAGACGTTTTCCTCCCCGGCGATCAGCAGTACGGGAACACATCTTCTGGCAACGGTATCGAGGACGGTGAACCACGCCAGTGATGGCAGTAAGACCTTGACGATTTCCGCTGTGTTCCAGATCCGGGCGACCATCAGCGGAACGTATTACGGGACAATCTCGGCCAGCGCTAACATCACGCTGGACAGCATCCCCCGTGCCTCCAGTGTATCCGCCGGGAACATGACGCTGGGATCTGCCGGGAAGATCAATATCAGCCGTGCTTCCTCGTCCTTTACGCATACGCTGACCTATTCCTTTGGCAATACCAGCGGGACGATTGCGACCAAGACAACGGCTACTTCCGTATCATGGACGCCGTCATTGTCGCTGGCAAACCAGATCCCGAATGCCACCAGTGGCACCTGTACGATTACCTGCACC